CAAGTATTCCGCAACCTAGACGCCTGTATGCACGCAGCGGCGACCACGCCACGCGCGCATGATGGGCATACGCTGGTAATGGGCGCAGATTGGGGCAAGCAAGCCGATATGACGGCGCTTTCGATTGGCTGTGTCGAGTGCCGCGTGGAAGTGGCGCATGATAGGTTCAATCAGATTGACTATGCTTTCCAGCGGGCAAGGTTAACGCGCATGGTTGAGCAATGGGGCGTGGCGGCGGTGCTGGCCGAATCGAATGCGATGGGCGATCCGATTGTCGAGGAATTGCAGCGCGCCGGTTTGCCGGTGATCGGCTTTCAGACGACGGCGACCAGCAAGCCGCCACTGATTGAGAATCTGGCCCTGGCCTTTGAGCGCGCCGAATGGCAATTCCTCTCCGATCCGATTTGGACGGGCGAGCTAGAGAGCTACGAGCGCAAGGTGAGCGCGCTAACGGGACGCAGCAGCTACAGCGCGCCGCAGGGCTTACACGACGATACGGTGATGGCGCGGGCGCTGATGGTATGGCAAGCCACCAACAGCAGCACGAGCCTGTTGCTCTTTGGCGGCGGCGAGTGAAGAAGCCGGTGCCGGTGGCCACAAAGGGCGACGATTGGCGTGAGCTACGTGATGAGCGCGGCAAGCTCTGCGCCCGCATCGATACCAAGCGCATGGTGCTGGAAATACAGCGCAGCGACCGCAAACAGATCGCGCGCTTTGACCTGCGGGTTTATGTCGTGGAATTGCGGATTATTGAAAGCAAGCCAGATATAGAGTAAGATACACGCAACCAAATAACACAGAGGCGCAAGACGCCCTATCAGCCAGCAATGGCGGTAGGGCGTCTTTTTATTGGTCACAGGTCATCTTTTCCGCCGCCGCGGCGCAAGCCTGCTGGCGGGCGGGCGTGAATAATCATGAACCGCTTGACGCTCTTCGACGGTCAATCTATCAAATCCGCAAACCTGTCCAACTGGACGGCTGACGATTGGTTTACCGTCTTTGGCAGCTATTTCGGCACAAATGACACCACGCCGCGCGGCCTCTACAGCCTGGTTGGCTGGCTGTACGCCTGTGTCAACCTACGCGCTGACCGTGTGGCGGGTATGCCGTGGGCCATCTTCCGCGGCAATGACAAAATCCTAGCCGACGGCGACGATCTGACCGCCTATCCCTTCCTCGACAACCTGACCGACCTGCTGGAGCTAACCGAGGGCGCATTATGCCTGCTGGGCTATGCCTATTGGTTCAAGGCGCGCAATATGCGGAATCAGCCGCTGGGCCTGCGCTGGTTTGCACCCGACACGATGCAGGTGCTGTACAACTCGCAGACCGGCATTGCCGGTTATCGGCGCTATCTGGGCGGCGGCATCATGGGCGACAGCTTTGCGCTGGACACTAGCAGCGATGGCGCTTTTGGCCTGGATGACATCGTGTACTTTCGGCTGCCTAATCCCTTGAGCGAGCTTGCGCCGGGTACGCCACCGGCACAGGCGGCGCTTGCCGATGCCGCCGTCTTGCAGCACATGAGCGACTTTAAGGCGGCTTTCTTTGCGCGTGGGGCGATCAAGGCCACGGTGCTGACGATTGACGGCAACCCAGCTGATGCCGAGGTCAAGAAGCTGGAGGCGTGGTGGAAACGCTTCTTTAGCGGCGCGCGTGGGGCGTGGCAAACGGCAGCCGTACGCGCCGGGGTGACGCCGGTCGTCGTCGGCGAGGGCTTGGAATCGCTGTCGAATAGCGCCCTAACGACCGAAAGCCGCGAAGCGATTGCGACGGCGCTGGGTGTGCCGCAAAGCATCATCACCGCCAACGCCGCCAACTACGCCACGGCGCAACAGGATGAAGTCAACTTCCTCAACAACGCGATTATCCCAGAGTGCCGCCTGATTGAGCGCACGCTCAACCGCCAGTTGTTTGGCCCGGCGGGCTTGCGCTTGCATTTTGAGCCGGAACGCCTCAGCGCCATGCAGGAGGACGAAACCGAGCGCGCCAAGAGCTACGCCATCTATGTCGGTAGCAGCATGAAGCCATCGGTCGCCGCGCAGATGGTGGGGCTGAACTTACCCGACGGCGTGACCTATGAAAGCCTGGACGCCGATCTGTTGGCAGACCAGCAGGCGCAGCAAGCGGCCCAGCAAGCGGCAAGCGAGGCGACGTTGGCGCGCTTGCCCAAACCGCAGTTGATGCCATCGATAGCGCCACCGGCTGAGGAGGGCAAGAGTGCGGAGATCGTCAAGCTCAAACGCTGGGCGAAGGGCAAGAAAAGCCCGGACGTGGATTTGTTTCACAGCCACATCCTTGACCGTGAGGAAAAGATGGCCGCTCTAGGGATGGAGGACGCGGGCGCGGCAGATGCGCCCTTTCCGCTTACATATCCCTGATTCGATTACACCCGACGCCTATAAGGCGATGGTGCTGCAACTAGCGCCAGATGAGGGCGACGATAGTGATGCCGAGCAGCAGATACGCATGGAAATCGAACGGCAATTTGCGGCGGAGTTGGAACCGGCCTTACGCGACCAGATGAACGACCTGATCCCGCCGACGGCGACCGATGCGATGGTGCGGGCCGCGCCGGGGAACGTGGCAGCCACCAGCGAACAGGTACGCACCGTCTTGCGCCGCCATTTGCAACAGGGAGCCGAGCTGGGTGTATCGGTGGCCTTTGACCAGATGAACACGATTGGCATGGCCTTCGACTGGAGCCTGGTACATACGCGGGCGGCACAATGGGCGAGCCGCTATAGCTACGATCTCATTCAGGGCATGAACCAGACGACGCAGGCGCAGCTACAGATTGCGGTTGACGAGTGGTTTAAGGATGCGACCAGCCTGGGCGCGTTGCGCCAGCAGCTTGCGCCGACCTTTGGCGGCAAGCGGGCGCAGTTGATCGCCCAAACCGAAACGACGCGGGCGGCCTATCAGGGGTCTGTGGACAGCTACCGCCAGAGCGGCGTGGTCAGTGAGGTCGAGTTTGTGACTGTTAACGACGAAAAAGTTTGTAGTCTCTGTGGGCCTTTGGATGGCGAGCGCGCACCGTTGGGAGGCACATTCCCAGGTGGGTACACGATCCCTGTCCATCCCGCGTGCCGTTGCTTTGCACGCCCTGTTGTGGAGTAAATCATGCCCATCACCATTACCGGCTTAGAACAACTGTATCGCAAGCTCGACAACGCCGCGGCGACGCAGACCCTGGTGCCGCCGATGCAGCGCAGCGTTTTACGCCTGCAAAGGCCGATGCAAAAGTATCCGCCGGCGCCGGCGCAGAGCAAGTATCGCCGAACGGGCACGTATGGCCGGCGCTTTACAACGGCGGTCACGGTTTCGGGTAACGGCGTCGTGGGCCGCGTGGGCAATAACGTGCCCTATGCGCCCTTTGTGGGCAGCGGCATCTTGCAGACGCGCGCCCACGCGGCGACTGGTTGGGAAACCGATACCGCTGACGTGACCGAAAACGCCGATGTGATTTTGGCTGACTTTCAGGCGGCGGTTGACAGGGCTTTAGCAAGTTAGGGGGAAGTATGGACGATGACACTTTGGTCTATGGCGGTGATGCCGTCAAGGCGCTTGACGATACGGGCCGCGTGGGCGGCTATCTGGTGCGCTATGGCTCGGCTGACGATGTTGACCTGACCGGCGATTACTTTGATTCCACGACCGATTTCGATGTGGAGCAATGGCCCTACAAATCGCGCATCTATTACCAGCACGGCCTTGACGCCAAGATGGGGCATCGCAAGCTGGGCAGCGGCGAGATGCGCCAAGATGACATTGGCGTGTGGGTAGAGGCGCAGCTTGCCTTACGCGACGACTACGAAAAGGCCATCTTCGAACTGGTCAAACAGGGCAAGATGGGCTGGTCAAGCGGCACCGCCGGCCATTTGGTCGAGCGTGAGCAAAAGAGCGCCACGGCGGCCCACATTCAGCATTGGCCGCTGGGCCTGGACGCCTCGATTACGCCAACACCCGCCGAATATCGCAATTCGGCAGTATCCCTAAAGTCTTTATCCGCGACCCAACCAGAGCTTGAGGCGCTTTTGCCGGAGACCGCCAGGCCAGCGGTGGTGCAGGAGACAAAAGCCACGGAGCAGGACGCGCCCGAAATAGAACCTACTCAAGAGGAGACAGAAATGGCAGAAGAAACTAACGCGGGGGCAACTGTGGACGTGACCGCCCTGGTCGAAAGCATCGTCGCCAAAGCCTTTGCACCCATGCAGGCGTGGCTCGATCAGCAGCCGGTCAAGGCGGCAGACATTGCGCTGCCCATGATGAACACCAAAACCAAGCTGGGCGACGACGAAACCAAAGCCTTTGCCCACTACATCCGCAGCGGCGACGCCGGCGGCATCAACAGCCTCAAGGCGTCGAACAATAACCCGATGACCGAAGGCACGCCGGCGCAGGGCGGTTTCGCTGTGCCGGTGGGCATGTACAACCAGATCGTCGGCAAGCTGCGTGAAGATGCGCTTTACCCTAAGATTGGCGTGCGCCAGATTCCCGGCAAGGGCTTGACGGTCAATGTGCCGATTGAAGGCGCAAAGGACGGCGCTTTTGTGGCGACGACCGAAGGCAACACGACTGACCGTGACAGCCCGGTGCTGGCACAGGCGGCGATGACGCTGATCAAGTACACCAAGCGCATCGAATTGTCCTGGGAGTTGATGGAAGATGAGGACGCGCAGTTGGTGAACTTCCTGGCGATCTTTGTCGGGCAGGGCATGGCGAAAACGCATAACACGCTACTCGTCACCGAGGCCGTTACCAATGGCACGCTGGGCGTGGCCTGGGGCAACCCGATTATCGCCGGCAACATCCCGTCATTGGTCTATGCGCTGCCGCAGGGCTATGAGGACAACGCCGTTTGGGTGCTGAACAAGTCGGTCGAAGGTCTGATCCGCGGCTTTACCGGTAACTATTTCCAGTTTATCCCGACGCCGGCAGACGGTCCGGACGCTTTGAGCCGTCGCGAATTGTTTGGCTATCCGCTCTATAACAGCGCCACGATGGCGACCAGCGCCGCCAGCGCAAAGGCCGCGCTCTTTGGCAACTTTAGCTATATGGGGATGCGCCTTGCGCCGGATATTACCTTCCTGCGCGACCCCTACAGCGCCGCCAACACGGGCCAGTTGCGCCTGCACTACTATTTCAGGACGGTCTACAAGGTGCTGCAAGCCGAGGCGATCCTCTATAGCCAGATGGGGACATAATCATGGAAGAAGCAGAAGAAGAAAAACGCACGTACCGCGTCAAGGATGGCAAGGTTTGGGCGAGTCTCAAGGCAGGCGAAACCGTCGAACTCATGCCCAGCGAGGCCGCGGTTTACCCGGAGGAACTCGAAGAAGTGCCTGAGAGTAAAGCCAAGCCAAAGAAAGCGCCTAGCGAACCTACCCCATGATCGACCGGGCCAGCGTCCTGATTTTCACACCGACCTATGACAATTTGTTGCGCCACGAAACGGCTTCCTCCATCGTGGCGCAACAGACGCGGCATTGGCTGACGTGGGAAATAGGACGCTGCAACCCCTATCCGGGGCGTGATATGCGTAACGTCTTGGCACAGTACAGCTATGCGCGGGAGATGTGCCTACGCGGGCCATACGACGCGCTCTTAGCGGTAGAACATGACATGATTTTGCCGGTTCATGCCGTCCAGGCGCTCTGTGACACGCCGGCGCCGGTGGTCTACGGCACGTACCCATTGCGCCCGGACGGCGTGTTAAACGCCTGGCGCTTTGAGGGCACAAGCGGCCTGGGCATGAGCTTGCAACGCTACCCGGCGGAACTGCAACGCTACCGAGCCGATGGCGTGGGGCGCGTATCCGGCTGCGGCTTTGGCTGTACGCTGATCCGCCGTCAAGTCTTGGAGGCGATTCCGTTCCGGCAGGACGGCAGCGACCATGCGCCCGATATGCCGTTTGCGCTCGATTGTGTACGAAAAGAAGTGCTGCAACTGGCGCGCTTTGATGTGAGGTGCGGCCATATAGACAAGGGGGTTATTTTGGAAACTCAAAAAAGTGGCACAGAGGGAATGGTCACGGTGACGTGTGTTCAGTCGGTCAACGTGATCGTAGAGGGCGGCGGCATGAGCCTGGTAGAAGGCGAAACCTACGAGATGACGCCTGAAAAGGCGAAAGAACTAGAGGCGTTGGGCTACGTCAAGGCAGGGGCCGGGAACCCTTTGGGTGCCAAAGGCGGCGCAGAACTGCGCGGTGAGCAGGCTCCCGGCGGGTTCCAGACGCCCAGCGGCCCAGAGGGTTCCGCGCCCGGCATGGGCGAGCTGCCCACCGCGCCCAAAGTGCCGCGCAAGTAATGGCCTTCCTGCAAGTGCTGACCCGCTGTTACCGCCGCCCGCGCCTGCTGTGGAGCAACATTCGCAGCCTTGAGGCGCAGACCGACCCGGATTGGCAGCAAACCTTTTTGGTGGACGGCGAGGGGCGCGGCGTCGGCGCGGCACAGGCGGCGCTTGCCAACTTTGCGCCCTATGTCAGCGGGGAATACGTGTGGCTGCTGGACGACGACGACAAATGTATCAGGCCGCGGCTGGTGCAGGAGGTCAAGGCCATCGTCAGCGAACACAAGCCGAACGTGATTATGGTCAGGATGGATCATCGCAACGGGCGCGTGCTGCCGGATGATGACCATTGGCAGCATGAGCCGCAGATCAGCTACATCGGCTGTAGCGCCTACATCGTCAAGCGCCAGTTGTGGCAGCGCTTTGCGCCCGTCTTTGGCGGCGCTCAGTATACGAGCGATTTCGATTTCATTAACGCCATCTTCAACGCCGACCCGGACATCTATTGGTTTGATGTAATTGCGAGCCAAGTGCAGCGAGTAAGTTTAGGAACGCCGGAATGAGTTACGCCACGCTGGACGATCTACAGGAATACGCCAACATCACGACGACGACCGACGACGCCCTTCTGACGCGGCTGCTGGCGGTCGCCCAAAGCGCCGTTGACGCCTATTGCCATCAGCCCTTTGAGGCGCTTGTGGACACCACGCGCTATTTTGACCCGCTCCAAGACGGCTATGGCGACAACTACAGTTACGGCTTTGGTTATGGCTATGGGACTTATAGCTGGGGCAGCGGCAAGCGGCTGTACTTCGATGCGCCGCTGTGCGCCATCACCAGCGTGACCAACGGCGACGGCGTAGTGGTTGCGCCCACGGACTACGTGACCGAGCCGCGCAACATGACACCCTGGTATGCGTTGGCGCTCAAGCAAGGCAGCAGCAAGCAGTGGACGTACACGGGTTCGCCAGAAAACAGTATCGCCATTGTGGGCAAATGGGCCTACAGCGTGAGCGCGCCGGCGGACATCGTACAGGCCACGCTACGCCTCGCCACGTGGTTCTACCGTGGCCGTGACAACGCCCTTGACCTTGACCGCGCCGTGATTGTCGGCAACGCCACGATTGCGCCCAGCCGTATCCCGGCGGACGTGATGACGATGCTTGAGCCGTACAGACGGCTGGTGATCTGATGGCCTTCACCACGTTGACCGACCTCGTAGCGCAGGCGGCGGCCTTGCCGGTGGCGGGCGTCAAGACGCGTGCATCCTACCGCCCGCGTCAGATCAACGCCGCTGATTTGCCGCTGCTCTTCACGCGCTTGCCGGATAGCACGCGGGCGATCGCCACCCTGACCTATGGGCAGGATTTACGCCATGCCACGCTTGAGCTTGTGATCCTGGTGCAGATGGTCAACTTGGACACGCAAGCCACCAACGACGCCTTGACGGTGCAGCTGCTGGATGCGTTGG